TCCATTTTTTAGCCCATTCTTTTCCTTTTTCTTTATCTTTGTACGGCATCTTTTGCTATTTTTGTGTTGTATTTTTGCTTTTACCTTTTATGAAAGATGCTATTGACATTATTCAAATGATGTTACGGCTTTTATCATAATAGCCTGTTTTCCAGCAACCTTTAATTTTCCGCAACGATCAAGCAAAAGAGCCATTCTGCCGTATGACGTGGATGTCATATCTAATCCACGTTCACTATTGTATTCAACTTCGGCCTCACCTAATTTTTCACGCTTAGCCTGACGACACGGGCCAGAAGCAAGCATGTGAGCAGCATACCATTTTATGACAGCATCAATTTCAGAATCCGACATTATTGTGCATCCTGCTAGGGCTGCGATCACGTAATTAGTAGCATCTGTGATAATAGAGGACACTATTGCCGAACTAACATCGCAGTCCGATAATAATTCTTGTACTTGTTGGTATGTTACTGCCATGATTTTATAATTAAAGATTTTTTCTCACGTTCCATAATTTAGGCTCAATAAAATCAACAATCTTACTGTCCCATTCCAAACCAAGCCAATCAAGCATTTCATATATTTGCGAATAATCACCATAAACCATTCGTTCAGGATGTATTTGTTTGCAGTTTAATCCCTGCTCAACCATTTCACTAAATCTCCGGTTGTGTTGACGTACCCACCAGTACCAAGCATCTTTTTTATCTTTAGCCCCAACAGCTTTTATATTTTCTTCTTTGTCAAAAGCATTCATGTAAGCCGTGTGCATACAACTATCAACAATATCATCATCTCTACGACGTACAACAATCCATTTTGCATTTGGAAAGGCATAATGCCATACAGGGTACATTAAAGCCATTTGAGAGCCTTTGCACATCCAAGTACCGTTTGTATAGTTTATTACTTTAAGTACGTCAGAAGCAAAGGAAACAGGTATTTCAAGGCTATTTACATCTGGTAAAGGGTATTGCCCATATTGATCAGCTTTGTTTGCTTGCAAATAAGGTCTAACTATGTTTTTTAACACATTTGTGTTTTCAAACATCTGGTTCATTTCACCTCCATAAGCACCGCAAAGGTTTATGATACCCCCAATCATGCTTGTCCCGCTCCTGCTCGCCCCGGTTATGAGTACGGGAGAATGCAAATAATCTTTTTTCATTGTGGTTTAATTTGTGTATGCTACTGCGTCTTTTCCTATTAATAGCCCAATCTCTATATTGTTTGGTGTGCGGTACATTGACAACCTATGCCCTTTACCTATTCCCTCACGTCCCGGCAAACCTTTTATACCAACAGCTAAATCCAAACCTGTAAACAAATTTATCTTGACATCTAATTTAAACAGTTCAATATCAATAAACTTTTTATTCTGTTCTAATATTTCTTTAAACTCAGGAATAACTTTTGTAGTAAACGCTGTTTGAAACAAACTACTGTGTTTTGTATTATTACAACGATTTCCTGCATTAAAACTAGGATTAAAATAAAACGTATTTGTTTCACCACATAAATCATAATCTTCCAACATAGCTGTCATTATTTCCAAATACTTTGGTTTATAATAATCATCATCCTCGATAATAAAAATACCTGAAGCATCTATTTTATCTGGAATTGCATTAAGTCCAGCATGAAGGTTTCTGGATTGTGTATTTTGCCCCACTTCCCAAATAGGTGTTGGATATACTTTCACAACTGTCCAATTTTCTTTAAAATCAACAGGTATAAAATCAGTTGTGCAAGGGTAGCAATCATCCACAACAATCCACAGAACTTCTTCTGTACAAGTTTGTGCTTTCATCCACTTTGCACAAAGTTGGATTTGCTTTTCTCTACCGCCTGTTGGTGTTATTAAAACTATCATATTATATAACCTCCCATGTTGGTATAGGTATTATGAACTTCCCTTTGTACTCAAGTAATTTTATTTTTTCAATTATCTCTTCCTTAAAATTCCAAGACAAAATAACAATGTAATCAGGATTTATTTTCATTATCTTTTCTATACCGTATATAGGTATCCCAGTTCCAGGTGAAAATTTTCCAATCTTCTCAGGAGTTTGATCTATTATACAGGAAACAATATCAGTGTTTATTTTGGCACAATTCAATAGAGTATTACCCTTAGCACTGGCTGCAAACCCGATTATCGTATTTCCTTGTTTTTTCAATTCTAATAAATTTGTACCAAAATCTTCGATTATGATTTTTATTTCATTAGACCAATTCAAATAACTATCAATTTTACCATACCCTTTATTTCTTTCTTCTCTACTTATTTCTACTACTGCTGATGACGGTATGTGCTTACTTTTCGTATGAGCAATAGTGTATCTCATAGAACCACCATGGATAGCTTGTTTTTCCACATTAATTACTTTCATGCCACTGTCACAGCACAATTCCATCATAGGGTTTACGCTCCAATAGGAAACATGTTCAAAGTACACGGTATCGAATGCCATGTTCTCAATAAAATCAATCAGGTATGGATTCTCGATAACCAGTATTCCATCAGGTGCCAATGCTTCCTTACATGCCCTTATGAAATCTCCAACTTTATCCAGATGTGCAAAAACGTTGGTTGCGGTTATTAAGTCTGCCTTACCGTCTATTCTGCCTACCAAGTGGCTTCCCCAAAAATCAGTAATCGAAGGGATGCCGTCGGCCTCAGCAATTGCAGTTAAATTTGAAGCAGGATCAACATTCAAAACCTTATGGCGAAGTAAGCCCTTGAACACCTTTAATAAGGCTCCATCATTTCCTGCAATATCTATATGAAAAGTATTTTCATTAAGCCCAAATTTGTAAGTCAAAGATTCGCACATATCCTTACAATGGTCGAGATAGCCTTTATTGATACTAGATCTGTACGTGTAGTAGTCAAACATCTTTTTGGGGTCTACGACTATGCTCAACTGTGATAGCCCACAGTCAGGGCAGAGCATCACCTGCAATGGGTATTGTTCTTTAGTTTTTGCCAATTGAGAAGTGAATTCTAAATTGTTGGCCAAAGGCATAAGCCCCAAATCCAAATATTTAATCAGATCAGAGGAACCACAAACACGACAATAATTATGTGGTCTGGCAATTGCATTTGATGTTTTATACTCTATCCATTTCTGCAAATTCAAAGAAGTGTCATAAGGTGTTACAAAACTTGTGTCTTCTATTTTTACAGGAATTACATTTGATTTTTTGGAGGCGTGTTCATACAATGTTTTTCTTTCTGTTCCTAAATTCAACACCCCTGTTAATGGAGAAATAGCAGCTTCATAAATCATGGGTGCTATTTTATCCACATAATCTTTAGATGTCCATTTATCTATGAATGCTTCTTTGTAATCGAATGCTGATTTTCCAAATGATGTACGTATAATTAAATGATTTGTAACAGCTTTTACAGAACATTCACCTCCAAGTTTTGTCCATGAATAAAGATTGAAAGGTAGAATATCATCGGTTTCCTGATAATTGCCTCTGTCACCTTTATATATATAGTCAGTACTGATGTAAACCAAACGTATTCCTCTTTGAATACATTCCATGGCAATATTAGCTGTGCCTATGATGTTTGTTTGAACGGCTTCAATAGGGCATTTTTCAACAATTCTGTTATCAGTAATTGCAGCAGCATGAATAACTATATCAGGATTATGTGTACTGATAGCTTTAGATATATCAGAATATTTAACAACATCACATTCCTTTTTTGTTAAACAAATAAGATAAGGATTAATTTTTATTAATTCTGTTCCTAAACAACCTGTAAACCCTGTTAATAAAATTTTCATATTATCTTTTGTAAATTACAATAAATCCATTCATAAATTGAATTGATTCAAATGCGGGTACATTTTTGTGACAATCCTCTCTACAATGCCACCCTTTTTCCATACTACCAAATTCTTGTGGAGGATTTATAGGGACACTCCCCGCAACTCCTTTAAAATGAATATCATCCACAAACGTCTTAAAATATTCTACTGTTGAAATTGGATTGTTATTATAATACTCCCAATAAGAAGTAGTAGTATCTTCAACAATATAAATTCCGCCTTTTCTAACATAAGGAAAAAGAGTATTAAAAGTAAGAATTTGTTCCTTCCAAAAATGATTCCCATCATCTATTATTAAATCAAATGGGGAAAATTGTTCAAGGTTTTTAAGTTGCGCTTCATTACTTTGATCAATTAAATGAAATTTGATTCTGTCCGAATATGATTCACAAATTTGAGACGCTTCTGAAATATCGGCTCCATGAATAGTTGCTTTTGTAAAATAATCAGCCCACATTCTCATAGATTGCCCTTGTGCCACACCTATTTCCAAAATAGATAAAAAGGATTCTCTAAAAGGAGCAAGTATCTTGTCGTACTTGACTGCATAGTTATGGTATCTGGAAGATTTGTCTGCTTTATATTGAATGGCCATCCTATCCAGAATACTATTTACAACTACTTCAGGAACATCTTGTACGACAGAAGGAAATACTTCTTCATGTTTTTGCATTAAATTGAGGTACGATCTATTATGTGCGTCCCATAAAACAGATAATTTTAGGTCATTAACAACCATTACAGGTTTCTTACCCATATCAATGATTTGTTCATACATATTCTTACCTCTATGTTCAAATTGATAGCAGTCTTCTCTATTATATATTGGATCTTTTGGAAAAATGAGTTTTTTAGAAATGTCTTTAGTGACTAGAAATCCTGTTGTTCTTACATGAGTTTTTACTTCATTAGAAATTTCATAACATGGAATATATGCATCAGATAGTTTTTCTAAAAACTGCCCAACAAAATCTTTTGACATTGGAATGCAATCATCAGTAATCCAAATTAAATTATCCCATTTATTTGGAAAATTTGCAAGTCTTTCCTTACATACATCCTGAAAAGCACCAAGATCAAAACCTGCATTTTCTCTTGCCACATATTTTATTCCATTATCATCGCATAATTTCCAATATTTGTGGTTGTCACTTTCTTGATTATGAATAACAACAAGTTCTGCATCTCTTCTATCACATTGATTCCAACAATTTACCCATCTCCTTAAATTTTCAAACCTATTCCAGACAATAATTACAACAAGTGTTTTTATCTGAATTGGTTTACTTTCTTCCCACCACATATCATACCATCTGTGCATCCGTTTGTCTATTTGAGTTTTTAGTTTTTTGAACGGTTTAGATTCCTGACAATGCACAATAATTGGTTTAGATGGAACTGGTAACGTAGGACAAACTAAACCATAAATATCTTGATAATCCCATTCCAGGGGTAATAGTTTTATTTTCAAATCTTCCATGTAAATAAAATCATTTAAAACACCTTCGTCAATTGAATAAGAAAAAGGAGCTGTATTTGCATAATTTAATAATTTTCTATACCATGCTTTTTTTATGATAGTTTTATTGACCACTAATAAAGCAGGTTGAATATCTATTTTGCCTTCTACAATTCTCTTGCTAAGGTTGGAAAGACGTAAACCTCGTCTTTCTAGTTCAGGTATAAGTGTATTAAAGCATTTAGAAACTATATAATCTTCAACGGATATCAAATCATATTGATTTAATTCTTCACTAAACAAATAAGAGATATCTTGAACACAAATGCAATCAGAATCAATACATATTACTCTGTTATATTCCACCATATTGAATATTTCATAACGATACCAAGAAGTGGCATATTTTTCAACAGGTAATTCTTCACTGTATTTGACATTGGCGTAACGGGCTTTAATTTCTTCTGTAATAAAGTGGCAATTTTCTTTTCCTAATTCATTCAATACTTCTATATCCGCTGTAATTACTTTAAAATCTATTCCAGTACAATCAGTATGTCGTCTAATTGAATTAAACAAAGTCTTTCCAGCCTCTTTGTAATTCTTGTCAAATACAGTAGCAATACAAATTTTTTCAATCTGCTTACTATTATTAAATACGTTTTCTTCCACTTTAAAATATTCCACAGGAATCACTTCAGATACCAAAACAAAATCCTTACTTAAATGTATTGGTATTTGTGATGGCACAGCATAAAATTCCTGATTTTGCTTTATCAACTTATCTCCTAAACGAAACAACCCTCCGGTTATTTTCTTATACTTTAGTTTTATAGGTGTTTGAATAACTGCCATTACAATATGTCTTTAACGTTCATTTTTGAAAACTGAGTGATTAAACTTGTAGGACTTGCATTTATAATTTCAACACCTAATCGCTTTGCATCCAAAGCAATCTGCTCAAACCCTGCTAAATGTTTATGAAAAGGCATACTAATTTTCCCATCGTATTGATCATGCCAATGCCCTTTTCCGGTTTGACTAAGAGCCATATCAAACCCTAACAAAATTATTCTTTTACAACCTGTGTTATACGCAAGGCTAATAGCAGCAGAACCGCTATTGTTATTCCAACACACTTTTGTTGTGTCTGTACTAATTCCAAAATTCTTACTATTGTCTTTTTGCAAGTATTTTATTCCAAGATTTTGCCAACCCTGCACTTGCAAAAATTCAGAACAACCTACTAATAAACCTTTATATGCTTTTAAATCGTTAGCATTTTTAAAATACCAAGTCTTATCACCAAAGAAACAAACATCAACCCAATCGCCTAATAAAAAAGCCCCGTTTACTCCTATTACATGCTTATCATGTAACAAAGACATATAAGGGGAATAAGCAGAAATAGGCAATTCTTTTGCATAAACTTTATCCACTACTTTTTTAGGGATATGAAATTGGGTAGTGATGCTTGCCCCACCACCTACTATCCAACAAGTCCCTTCATTCCATATTTTAGGAACTGCCCAAATCATACGTTTAATTTTTTAAGCAATTCCTCTGCTTGTTCTTTCAACAACGGTTTTTCGGAAATAACTTTATCATTTGTATTGATAATATTATACAACTGTTCATAATCATCTTCATCCATTTCTTCCGCCGTAGGTACAATTTCCTGCAAAAAATACTTAGGTTGTTTTCTTGCTGGTTTAGGCGTGATTGGTTCTATTGGTTTTACTATATCACGAAAAGCCATAGGTACTTCATCTTCATCAGCTTCAAAAACTTCACCTTTTCCATAACTTTTGGAACGATCCCTTAATAAAGTAATACCACCACTAACAACAAGCCATTTTGGTTTTGATTCTTTCACGACTTCTTTCACAGTTTCGGTAACTACGATAGCATTTTTGTCATGAGTTGGCTTTGGTGTATCCGTAACTTTTACCGGAATTTTAATGCCTCTTTCACGTTTCATAATTATACTTTTTAAATTGGATACATGATTAGTATGTCAATTGTTATGCCGAGATATGGCAGATACCAGTTTTGCTATTCCTGTCAGAACGAATCTGAGGAACCTGAATAGTCATAACTTTGTAGCGGTTGATGAAGTTGCCTTCTGTCTGCCACTGAACGTTCTGGATACCCATACCCTGAACCAAACGCACTACGTCAGGAGTCATTTGTACAAGTACAGCATTGTTTAATGGCAAAGTATCCACAACCTTAATATCCGTGATGTTAGAAACGGCAAGGATACGGTCACGAATTGTACGAGTGGATGTGTCAGGATTTGCTCCAACATAATCTTCGTCCAGTGCAAGTTCCCAAGTAGAAGGAAGATAAAGGGTATAAGGGCCGTAATGTTTTGCTGCATTAAGTTTTGCTTTTGCAGCAAGAACATCATTCAAAATACCCACACCAGTTTTTGACGAAGCCGTCCAAGAAGTCACAGTCAAAGTTTCACGATCCGGAAAATTGATGTAGCTGTAAATGCTGTTACGAGAACGATCATCCAAAGCACCCCATCCGTAAGTTGTATTTGTGAACAACAAACTTTCCACATAATCAGCTACTTTACGGGCAGCACGTTCCGCAGAAGAAGTTTCAATCGGGTTGCCGTTGTTACGACTGGTTGCTAAAAACCGAGCATTGATTTCATAATCTACATGAATTATGGGGATTGGTAAAGAGTTACGTTGGAAAGTAACCCTGTCATTTTTACCACGGGAAATAGCATCCATTGTCATTTCAGCTTCCATTGCATCACCTGAATCATCCCATTCAAGTACCGTAGTGCCCATAGCATTTCCAAGTTTGTACACTAAGCCTTTACTTACCAAATCAGCGATACCGCTTAAACGGGTTTCAGCAATGGATAGTACAGCATCATCCAACTGTTTCCATTCGTCTTTCCGCAAAGTTGTTGTGTTTGTTTGGATTTGTCGGGCTTCATAATTCTTTGGGTTTTTTGCATCCCCACCTTTAAAAGCCGTCACGTAAACACCCCAAGCACCTGTTTTTTCATTGAAGTGCATATATGGACGCATTGTGCCGGGATCAAGTCGTGAATTGTTATTCAAAATGTGATTTGCAAATTCACCCTGTGCCTGTCCATTTGAAATTAAATCAATCATAGTATGTTTCCCCCTTTCTTAAATTATTCTTACAATGATACGTCCCACCTCAGTAGCACTGTCACTTAAATCAACAGCTTCAACAGCAACAGCTACAATAGCATGTCCGTAGATAGTTGTAACATCCGATGCTGAATCTACATCAGGCACATGTGCCTGTAATGTTCCATCCCCAGCACTTTCCAATGCAGCACCAATAGCAACATTTTCACCGTCTTTCAACAAAGCATAGACCATATCCCCACGAGTGGGAATCCAACACTGCAATTTTGATGAATTGGCGAAAGCGGTGTCAATACCCCTGCCCTGCAATTCATCCTCAACTGCAAACATAGCTGGAAGTACATTTCCTCCTGGAACTGAATGCTTTTTCACCAAACCAGCACTATCCAATTCCAATAAATGTCCCGGAGTAATTGCCGCAGCAGTTGATGTGTACTCCTCCATTACCGGAGTTGGCATGTAATTTTTTAACTTAATAGTGTTCTTTGCCATAATTTTAATCCTCCTTATTTACTTAGTTTTCAAATACAATTCCAGCCGGAGCCATTAAAGGAACATCATTCAGTGATGTGTTGTTGTGTAGGCTTGTACCTGCACCCATACCTGAATAGTTTACTTGAACTTCTGCTTGTTTTACACCAGCAGTTTTTGCGATTTTTTCCAGTTTTTCAACTTCGTAAACCTGTAATTCTTCCCTTGTCCAAGTGTCTTTTTCAGTGTTGGACATGATTGATTCAATCAAAGAAGTTTTACGTTCCTCGAATAAACGCAAAGCCGAACGGGTCTGTTCCTGCATATTGGTTGGCATCAGTTTGATAAAATCGTTTTCATTTTTCAAACCTTCCCTCAGCGCATTCACCGCCATTTCTGGGGTAATCTTCACTGATTCTTTATTTACAGTTGGTTCAACCGATACAGGAACCATTCTGTCGAGTTGGTCTTCTTCCAAAGTTTCCAACCATTCCCTGTCCGTTTCTGCAAAATTAGTTGAAGCGTTAGCGATCAACCCATCTACTTTTTTAGCAACGCAGGGAGTGCATTTTTCATTTGCCATAGTTTCATCCTCCTTTTTTAAATTTGTTTGTAACCCTCTTTTTCTTTTTACTTCTGTATATGAATTCATTACAGTTTTGTATTCAACGTTTTTTTCAACTTCAATAGGCTCACTTGTGAATTCAGCTTCACCGGTTTTAATATTAAATTGATAACCACGTTTGTAATAATCAGTAGTTTGATTTGTATCTCTTTCGTAAATTAAGTAAGTGTCATACACTTCAATTAGATAATGGTATGGGTACGAATTATCTATTGGGATATCTGGATTTAAACTCCTAACCAATTCACGTAAAACATCAAACATTTCAAGTAATCCTTTTTCAGAATTATTAGCAAGTTTAATAGTTTTATACCCATTCTTTTGAAGAACACCAAGTGCCATTTTTACATCCATTATACTTTCTCCTTTCTTATTTTTAGAGTTTACACGAATTCCACATCCATCTTCAATACTGCAAGCACCAACCTGATTTGGAAGTATCGCCAAATGATCAGGCCGTAAATTACGGGCAACAGCATCATAGGTTTCATTGTGCCATGAACCTTCCACTTCTTCATCCTCACTAAACACACCAACACTAACTTCAATAATTTCACCATTGGTGATTCTATCGTTTAGATTTTCATGATTGGATAGTTTAGTTTTTTCCAACCAAGCTTCTGATTTCAGTTTGTCACCATTAATGATGGTGTTGAACACCACACCAATCTGCCAAGATTCCAAAACCGAAGGACTGTTTGCCGATACGTTATTTCCTTCTACAACAGGATGTCCAACAGTAACAGGTATCCCATTCCAACTTTCAGGTATCTTTCCAAGTTCTTCAGCAGTATGTAGTAAAGCACCATGACTTCCTTGATGAACCCCTTCAACCATCATAGTGACTGGGACAACAACATATTCACGGCCATTCAGTGTTTCCAATCTGGTTGAGTACTCCTGTACTTCTGATTGGTAAATTATCATTTTGTTGTCAGTAACACTAGCCATATTAATTTCCTCCTACTTTTGTTCTTGTTAAATCAACAAATGGGATACTCACACATCTGCATTGCATGTGAAGTGGTATCATATCTTCTATTTCGTCCAAAGACCATACAGTTCCTTGTAATGATGCACACTTTACGCAAACCCTTGCATCCCCTGCCGTACTCCATTCAGCCAACACATAAACACCTTCAACAGCCCACGTCCTATATTCATCAATAGTTGCATGATGATGTGATCGTATAATTTCTGTTCTTGCCAATATTTCCGCCCTACGTTTTCCGGACATAAAATATGTCACTGTTTTTCCAGCCTTGTTGACATAGGAAATATCTAAACCCAGACTTTCACCGCCACCTATAATTGCACTGTTTATCATTCGTGCCAGACGTATTGGAGATTGCCCTTCAAATAACCCTTGTGCCAATATCCTACTGATCTGTGTGTCCATCGTTGTCGATATCCCTTTCAAATCAGAAAAAGCACGAGTAAACAACAGCATCAACTTTTCAACAGAAACAGGGTTAAAATAAATATTTCCAAAACTATCACCTAACGTAACGGTTAACCCTGCTTTTTTCAATTCCTGCTGCGCCCTTTTTGAACCTTGTTCATACGCCTTTGCCAAATAGGTACTATACCAAGGAATTTGACTTAAAATCCCGAAACGAGCATCAATCCTCATTTCCAATAAAACAGCATCTTCAACCTGACGTAACCACTGCAAAAAACTTGTGATTTTTTCACTCTTATTTGGTAAAGCGAATGTTTTAATTCCTGAAGTTTCCTTTAACCCGAAAATGTCATCATCAACAATGACTCTAGTCACTTCTTTTGCAACTTGCTTGAACCTGCGATTCATTTCTACAACAAACGCATTTCGTAGCGTGAGTGTGTGTGTTGGATCGTAGTCTTTCACATTCACCTTTAAACTGACATTGTCACAAATTTCACACATGATCTTCTTTTTTTCTTCTTGTTGTCCTTCCTTCTGCTGATGGTTGTTGATCTGATTTTATGTTATAAAATGAAAAATGGTAACCAGAATCATGCACTGCGCAACCTTCTTGACCATTTGGAATTGCAACACCTAGCAGTATGTCGGAGCATAACCAAGAACCGTGCATCCCAACACCTTTTGGGTAGGCTAATCCCGCTCCACAATTGCATCGTGCTGTTGCTGCAAATACAAGTTCATCCTCAGTAAAGTTATCTTTTAATTGGTAGCACCTAATGATCTTTTCTTCAACATTCGATTGTTCATAATTGTGAATATCGTTTAATTCTTTTTCTAATGGTTTAATCTGATCCTTCAACTTAGCAATTTCCAATTGTATTTCTTCTTTTCTTTCCATGTCGTTATGCTTTTTGTTTTTTAGCAACTGTATCCACTCCTGTTCCTGCCATTGGATCTTTACGTTTCCGCTTAATGTCTGCCCCTACTTTCACCTGATCCTTTTTAGCATCAAACTCCGCTTGCATTTCCATTGCTTCACGTTCTGATAATGGGGGTTCTATTTCCGGTAAATCGTTTACTAACTCTTCCGCTTCTTCCAATTCTTCATCCGTAAATCCTATGAACTTTTTCAAGAACATTTTCTTTGGTACGATGTATTCCGCTGCCGGAGTTGCTGTATAATATCGAATAGCGTTTGAAAGTTTTTCCGCAATCTCAGATTTTTCCGTTGGTGACATTGCAAACATTTCATCCCAATGTATAACATACTTGTCAACTTTTGCAAGAACCCCGATTTCCATAAAGCGATCAACAACAGGTCGAACAATCATAGGTTCCATAAATTCTTCCCTGCGTGACTGCACCCATAAATTCCATTCTTCTCTATCTTGTGATGAACTCAACTCTCCACGTTCACTACCCATCAAAACCCTTTTAGGTATGCCTTTTTCAGCACTTATCATGGCAATTTGGACATCCACGTTTTTTGAAGGGTCACCTATTTGCTGAGCAAACTCTTTTACATCAACACCTTCCATTAACAGGAAACGTCTTAGTTTATTTTCATATTCATCAAATTGATCTTGTAATCCTTTTTCGCTGTCTGGGGTCAATGTAAAATCTTTGTCCACCTTTCCTTGAAATCCCGGCCTTGCACCACGCCAATACATTTCAGCATCACCGCCAATAATCTTTTCCAAGTCAAGCAACCTGTTAAACACGGCTTCAAGGCGTGGAGTTCCCATTACCTCATCTTCCAACAAATCTTCAGTAATATGAATAACCCTTGTGTAATGTACCTGAACAATTATAGAAGTCATTTCCTGTGTTGCCATTGTAATATTGTAAAGCAAAGGCTTTCCATATCTAGGATTAGTAGGATTAGACTCATAAGTTAATATTTTTGCGCTTCCTTCACTTAACGGCTTAATAAATATAAGTTTATTGGAACGTCCTGTAACTGGTTTTACTAAATCATCATTTGACGACACATCATTTAGGCCAAGAAATAAAACACCATAACGTCCAATTCCTGTGAGCTTATCGACACGCATGAAAATTGTGTGCAATTTGAATTTAAGTTCCAATTCATCCCATGCTTTTTCTATTTCCGATATTTTCCCTTTTGCACCTTTTTCCTGTACAGTAAAATCACCACGCCATGCAGCCCTTACCGGACGATCAATAATAGCTTTGGCAATATCATGTCGTAAGTATTTTGGTAAATAGTAGTTTTCAAAATTTAATGTTGTTGGGTATCCTAAAGCCTGATAAATGTCCCTGTTACCATCATAGGTCATAGTTCCAAGACGGGAAGCTAAATTAGCCCGATTGACAAGTTCACTAAACACACTCATACGAGCCTGTATTTGTTCATTTGTATATACATTTTGCCTTGTTCGTCTATGTCTTTCCATGATATTTCTATTAGTATCTTTTTATTTTGTAATTCAAAAAAGGTTCAAATTGTCCCTCAAGGTGAAACAAAAAATTATGTCACGCATTCTGGAATATAAGTTTTGACATCAAATTGCTTATACCACAATTTTGATTGAGTGTAAGTCCCGCTATTCATGTCCTCATACCACATCATAGCATATACATCTTTTGAAATTTTAATAAGTGAATTATACCCACCCCCATTACTAACTTGTGAAATTAAACGAACCTCTGTTGACCAAGTGACTCCATCATTTGTAGATATAATTGCAGGGTCACGATTAGACCCTCCAATCCACGTTGATTCTGTTAAAATTAAAGATTCATTTGATGGAGTATATGTAGGCATAGCTGGTGCTTGTCCTACAATTACAGTACCCTTCTTATCTGTAATTGTAACAGGGGTACTCCAACCATTATCGCCTTCAAGATTTGAAGTTTCTGAATATAACATTAAGTCAGTTCCTGAATCCTGTCGTGTAATTGCGATAAGTTTATCTCCCCATCTTGAAATGGTGCATTCTGTTGGTTGATTATCAGATGATGCAAACAATGATGCAATATTAGACCATACTCCAACATTATCTACAGTATTTCCCGTGGAACGAAATAAGTCAACTCCTGCCCCTGCGGTGAGACGGTAGGCCGTTTTTAAGAATTTACCACTTGGAGTCTGCAAACAATTACCAAATCCAAAGAAATTTGGAATCGTATCTTTATAAGAATAAAGTATATCTAAATTTTCATTTAAAATATACATATCATTAGTATAGCCCGTATCGCCAAATTCAGTTGCTTCAAGCGTTAGAATTAAATACAGACCATCATTTGTTATAGCTAAATTTGGATCTCTATAATCCTTGTTATACAAAATATCAAGAATCTTAGTGGTAAATGTTCCATCTGAATTTCGAGTATAAAAAATAATATTATTTTCAGATATTGCGGGAACTTGATGTTGTTTTGCACTTCTACATACATGGATTTCCTTGCCCTTAAACATACACCCACTTGAAAATGATGTATAGTCATACCCACTTGAATGAACACCAGCACCCGGCTCAACTGCCATAGGAATGAATGTTGGTAGAAAATTATTTGAATACAATCGCCTCAAATATGTGTATATCTTATTATTATTATCCTGAGAATCTAAAATTCCTTTTCTCACAATAAAATCACGAATTTGTACATTACTTGTATAGTTATCAATTGCAGCTCGCCTCCCTAGTGTTACTCCAAGCATATTGCCAATTCCCACATTACCAGTAATGGGAGTTTCATCATTAAGTTGCAGTACACTATTCACCCCATTGTAAGTAATTCGCAATATTGACCAAGTATTTAGCGGCACAGAAACTTCAGCCAAACCAGCACCTGCATGAGCCGTTAAGTTCGGAGAAACGCCATTTTGATAAACCATTCCACTATCACCTTCGTAACCATCAAATACGTATCCATCTAATTTCCAACTTTTTTGTTGAAATACAAGATACACAGTAGATGGCTGCACCAAACTTGCAATTTCAGGAGTTTTAAGAAAATCAAGAACGCCATTAAACAAAATACCGTTTTCATACCATTCCGGCTGTGTGGCTTCGGTGGCGTTAACTGCGGATACGTCACTGTAAATATCCTTAATTGCACTAAGGTTTATACCTGATTTTGTAAGTGTCGCAAGATTTGAAGCCTGAAACCTAAGTGTATTTCCATCAGTCATTATAGATGGGGGGTTCACCCTTGTCCCCTGTTGAACCAAACCCTTTCCTATACTTGTAAATAAACTGTTAATCATAGCGTTTAAATTTAAACAGTACCACCTACAACGGTGAATGTGAGTTCATCTACTTTTATTATCTGAATAACTGAAAATTGCCCCATACTACTAAGACCATCATCTAAGGCATTTAAAGTAACACCGCTTGCAACAAGCGTGATAACCCCTGCCCCAGACTGCTCAAAAGTAACACAAGCCCCAATTTCACATTCAAAATCACCAATAGTCACATTAACAGCTTCACTACTGTTAATCCGTAAATACATTCCTACATCAGAAGAAACAACAGTGTGTGCAGTTGTCTTTTCATCAATCTTTTGAACAACAGCGGAAAAAGATTGATTATAAGTGCTGTTATACGATAACAAACCATCAACTAATTTAACATATTTGACTACTGGTTCCATAATGTCTTAATTTAACTGTTCCTACTATTATTATCTTTAAACTATACCAACGTACCACTTTACTACTTTTGATCGAAGGAATCAACGGGAAACCTTATAAAAAGGGTGGGTAATCTATACCCAACGAATAACTAAACCCAAAATTACCAATCAATCAACTATGAACACAAAAACAAACCCCACCCTTTTAATCACCTTCTATTTCCTATCGCCCTTGCAACTTTCTTTGTAGCCAGATAATTAAACGCACCACTTGAAGCATCCACCTGATCTTTATATGTTCCATTTGGAAACAATGAAAATTCTTCCGTGTACTCAAAATTCCAAACAGCCACTCTCAATTTAATATTTCCTGAATTTACCTGAACACTTAACGGGTCAGCCCGAAAAGACTTGTCACCTGTTGGTCGTTCAGCCAGCACATAAAATCCTGCTAAATTCCTTATTGTTCCTTCAGCACTTTCCTTTCCACCAGATCCCGGTTCTTGCTCAACAACTACATGAACAAGCCTTCCATCCGATTCAGCCGTTTGTTTTATTATTCTTTCACGTTCTTCACTTCCCCACTGACCACGTTTGACATCATCCACAATAAACGTCCCGTCACGTAACAAACTCATTTTAACACCTACCGTGTACGCCCCTTTTCCAATTGAAGCAGCTTTATCCCAGTAACGAACTGTTTTCACATAATGGTTGGAAGGTGTTATTTCACTTACCATTTGGAAATGGTCGATCTTAAACATTCCACCACCTGCTGGTGCAGGATTTTGTCCAATCTGACCTGCAAATCCGTATTGGCCCAAATCCTTTTCCATTTCTATGAGAACGTTCCAATTCATTCTATTTGCATCGAACAAATCATCCTTGTAATAACGTTCACATTCCGCTGGCTTTAAATTTTGTCGGTAATTACGAATCTCACCGGGAAAACATAAATGACGTAAATTAGTTTTTTCCTTTTCCAACAAGTGTCCACTCGGATCGTTCTGCCTTAACCTTTGCATTATTCCAATAGTCACCGAAACGCCTTTGTCCGTTTTACGTGTTGGTAATGTTTGATCCAGCCAACGATTTGCAATATCAACCTCCTTCTCACTTGCTGCCTGTTGTGGGTTGAGGGGGTCATCCCAGATAATAATATCAGCATGAAACCCCGTTAATGTACCACCTACCGATGTAGAGTACCTATTTCCCCCGATACGTTCTTTATAATGAAAATCTGATATTTTTGAAACAGTTCGTTTTATTATTTTGTAATTCGATTTAGTATCCTTGTCAGTCTTAATTGACAATTCAGGGTATAATTCCTGAAATCTTTGTGAACGAATTAAATCACGACTTTCTTCAGCACTTTCTAAAGCAAGTACGCTACTGTAACTCACAGTAATAAACTTCATCCAGTACCACTTAGTCCAACACCAAACAGGAAACACAATGCTGCATAACTTTGTTTTAGTTGATCCAGGAGGTACGTTTATTAGTAAATCATGAACTTTTAATCTTCTATTTCCTACATTGTTAGATACTTGTTCCAACTCCCTACACAGATACGCCAGATGCCAGTTTCCTACAAATGGCTGTCCACTTAATTCCGGCCACGCCCACAACAAAAATTCATACAAACTCCTATCATTTAACTCACGTTGAATAGATAAAGGATTATTCAGCAATTGCTGAATTTGATCATTTTGTATAGGGGCTTCTATCATCATTACTTTTGCCATTTACGATTAGAACTCCTTTGCCAATTTCCATTATTACTTCTTTGATAATTTGGATAAAGTATTGGTGGGGCAGGATTAGCATCAACCATTAAGATAATTGAAGTGTAAGGTTGAAGGGTTACACTATTTAAATACTTGGTTCCATCCTTATCAATCATAGGAACACTTAATGAAACTTCTTTATTTGACGCAGTTGCATTGTGTTCTATTCTTAAATCTTCAACAGTTGTAGTATAATTACCAAATTTTAGTATAGCATCATTACCAGTGATTACATCATCGTTTGTCCCATTATAACCATTAAATGAAGGAACATTTATTTGAGCACCTCTATAATGTATCATATTAGTAACAGCTTTATATATATGATTATCTATAAATGAATTTGCTGTTACATTTGGGTTATTAAAATAACTAATTTGGTAATTGTATGTATCATCATTATCCCATGTATTGTTATTTTGAAATAAGTTACCACTTATAAGAGATGTATCACCTGTCTGACTAAAAACTCTTATTCCTGCATTTTTACAATTAGTTATTACATTATCGTAAATTTCCATGTTCGTTGTAGGAACAGGATAAGGTTCAAGGGCAATACCATTTCCTACACCAGCTTTTTCTGGATAAGGGCACCCTTTTACACTATCTATAATATTATTATAAAACTTCAGGCCATTACCTGTTAATTGATTTTGAACAGTTATATTATAAACGACATTATTGTAGATGGAATTATCATACCCGTTTGTGTCAAAGTATGAAAACAAACCTCTGGCATAATCAATCAATGGGGCAGTTATAAAATTGTTATATATCTCATTATCATGAAAAGGATATGAGTTATCTAACGATACAAATCCAGCATTTCCCGCAACAATATTTCTATCCCCAACATTAAAGGCATTTCCATCGTTGTAGTAGTCAGTCCAATCGGCATCACCTTCACATTTGAATTGGAGCGTGACAGTAGCTGTCCCAGTTCCACGCAAACTAAAGTACACAATGGAAAGTGATTTTCCACGCAAACCAATTGGGTTTGTCCAAAATCCACCTGATCCCGGAGCGGTGTCTACCGTTGCATATTCTTTGTAATCACCAGATGAAATTGTATTAGCCATGATGTGTATTGTTAAAGATTAGTTTCCTGAAGTTCTTTCTGCAATGTAGTGGTAAAGCCTACATCCTCCACAGGTGCATGTTGCAATCCTATCTTCTGGAGCAACTTCAACTCTTCCATCGTCATCCCCTGCAAGTTGTAGTAGTTGTTTTGAACAGCACTTCCCAATTTCTTGTTTTGATCCACACGGGCAGACCACATAGCTGGCTGGCGAACTTCCAACCACCGGAGAGCAGCTTTCACATTTGGCGGATATTTCTTGATGAAAGGGGCACGGATGATCTTTGGTACTTCTTTTACCAGAACAGTCTTTCCATTTACCTGATCGTATATCTTTTCCTTACTGCAAAAAATCTGTTCGCTTTCATGTTCGTACCCAATCCCTGCCTGATATAAACTATACACCATATTAGCATCGGCTTGCTCTTTTCCTTTCTTAATAGCTTCCAAGAAGGTTGGAAATTTATTCTTCCATGCAGTGAACGTAGGAACTGAAATGTCAAACACCACAGCCATTTGTTCATCCGTCATGCCCAACAGCGCAAGGTAAAAAGCAGTACGCACATGAAATTCCTTGAACTTGGAAAGATACTCCCTATTCCTAATATCCTCTAAAACCTGACCGCTGTCAATTGTAGGGGTTGGAAATTTGTCAAGTCTTCTTCTGCGTTTCATGTGGCTTTCCTTCGATTATTACCCTACAAATATACAAACACCCACCCACATAACCAAATAGGCTTGGATCGAATAGGAAACCACATTCCTACTAAGTCACACTAACATTCAACTATCTTACAATTTTTTAAATGACCATTTTAATAAATAAAAAAGTTGTATTGTATATGAAAGTCAAAGTTTTCAAAATGTGAATTTAAATTTTTACAAATTTTTTTGAGTTTCATAAATTATATGCAAAGGGTATTTACATGTATTCGTATAGTAGTACAATCGTATAGTGTGTAGGTATAGTTTCATCATTATAGTGCTTGTATGGTTGTAGTGTATTAGTGTAGTATTAATGATGATAGTATGGTTGCCTAATATGTATGTATTGAATGATGAAAGGTCTTAGTTTTCATATTTGGTTTAAAAATTAGTTAGTATATAGAGAGGTACGCCAGCCCTGATCACACAAACCACTCCCCCACCCCATACGTAAACATAATATCATCCATGACTATAAACCCCCTCCCCTACTGTTCCAACATAATATCATCATATACTAAGCTATGAAATTAACCTAAAAATAACCCTCCTATATAGCACCTCTCCTATACCCTCAAAATATCATCACAGTACATGCACTATCTAACCATGTATTTTTACCTTCGCCCTCGAATAGACTAGACACATATAGACTATCTTACTATCATAGATCAATAGTAGCCACACGAACACAAACATCATAGTAATACAGTAACACCACTACCTGAAGTTGGCACACTTCTCTAGTATAGTGGCCGGTTGTATTGCTTGTGTAGATAGCACCCTACGCAAGCGATAAACTATCATAGTGCACGGTGGGCACAAATGCCGCACTTTTCTTAATACTACCTACTATCTATATAATACCTTAATACTACTAACAACCTCTATACACTACTAACTTACCCATACAACCCTTACCATGTTACTATACCTCTATACTGGTCTATCTATGTGTTTAGTGGTGTATATACGCCGTTTTATGCCTTTTTTGTGCGCTTATATCGTTTATAGTGCTATACCTTTATATTAGTGCCTACTTTTATGATATTGCTTTTAATCGCTTAAATTCGCTTAATTTCCTAGATATATACAGGTAACAAAAACTTAACAATTAATTAACATACGAATGTGCAACAAATTGAAACAATAGTCCGTACTTAGTGGTGTTGATAGGGCAGGGGTAAAACCCACATAATACAAACTGTTAAATACAAACACTTAAAACTAAAAAAGATGAAAAAGTTATCTACCGGACAAATTGAATTATTAAAAAAAGCTAAACAAGTGGGGTCACGTTACTTTATTGTTTCTGCCAGAAAAATAGCTATTGCAAATGATGATACTTTTGAAGGTGTGCAGGACAAATTTAAAAGACTTACTGATGAGGTTTAAATAACCGAAATGGGTGAACACCTTAAACACCCATCTAAGTCAAATTTAATTTTTAAACAATTTAAAACTTTTTATCATGAATGCACAAAATTTAAACGTTACTAACGAAGTAACAAAAGTACAAATGACCGCTGAACAGGTTGTAATTGATGAACAGGCAGCTGCCGCTGAACACGCTTTAAATGAACTTAAAGCAAACGTACAAAAGTATGCTATGTTAGCACCAAACGATCCCGCCCGTGTTGCAATTGACGAACAGTTAACACCTGAAAAAGTAGCAGGGTATGTCGCCGATATTGCCAACAACAATGTGGATGAATTCACCTTTGAACTTTTGAAAGTTATCTTTTTTCAAAACAGTATCAAAACAATGTGCGGTATTGCCATAACAAGCGATGAAAACCAGATTAATCTGTTTGTGGCTAAAGGGTATCAAAAAAGTTTGGGCAAAGCACAACTAAAGGCTAAGGCTGAGGCTGAGGCTAAACAGGCTGAAGCAAAGTACAAAGCAGACCTGCAAAAATTCGAGCTTGAAACATTCGGCATTTTTGCACAATGGCTAAAAGACCAAAGCACTGAAGTCAACCGTTTAAAATCTGACAAAAGTAATGTCAATACTTTGTCAATTGATACGCTTAAAGGTAAATTTGCTGACTTGTTGGCCGTTATCAATGCTTCGCCTTTAAAGCCAGCTAAAGTTAAGTCTACCAAAAGTTCAAACGGTACGGGTACTTACAATTCTGAAAGCTATGCCAACCCAAAAAAGGCAGATGTGACCAAATTGATTGAGGGCTCAATTAACAAATGTTTGTATGATACTTTGGTCGCTGGTAGCTATACCAAAAGCGAATTACTTAAAGCCATTCAAACAGCTTTGCCCGAAAAAACTGAAGGCGCTATCAGGGTTGCAATTGAAAAGGCACTTAACGGACGTTTTGACGTTATCGTAACAAACGACAAACTTTCTATTGTACCCGTTACTTTACCGGACGTACCTATGGAAATTGTTGACACAACAAACGAAGCTGAAAAGTAGTTTTTTTAGTTGTACTTATTTGTGAACCCTGTCGGACTATTCTGACAGGGTTTTTTAGGTAAAAGACAGTTATACTTTTACATGTTCCTACATAGTACTTTTTAGGGTACTATGTTTTTTGTTTTTATGCCCGTTAAACATTCAAAATAGTTCTTTTTAGGTTGTTTTATGTATCTGGGTATATCTTTGTATAACCCTGCTAAAATAGTGCCTAAAATCGCAAATTTTGACCTTGAAAGATTGTTAATTGTCAACATGTACAAAATATCGCTTTTAAGCTACTTTTTTGCTTTAGGTATATGGTAACATGTTTTTATTAAAATAGTGCCTAAAATCGAATATTTTACCAATAGGATAAACAATTAAAACTTAACTACTATGAAAAGATCCGCAGGTTATTTATTTGTTATGTACTTTGTTACTTTGTTAGTTATTCACGAAGTAATGCAAAGTAAAGCTAACGAAGCTGAAAAGTTTGGGGAGTTGTACGCTGTGACTATTATTAACGAACACGAAGTACAACTAACAAACAGTAATGACACTATAAAGCTATTTTTTGAAAATAGTTATGTGCTATGTGATGAAACTATTGTTTACATCAATAAATAATTATTACCATGAAAAATAGACTAGCATTATTAACCAGACGACTTATTATTAAGAGTCGTCATAAATCAGTAACACTATGAAAAATTTACACGTTATTAATTACCCCACGTATATTCCGTGGTCAGATTGTTGTGATGAATTTATTGTTATTTGTCTTAACTAAAACTTATTATCATGAAAAAATTAACATTAACTCCAGTTAGATTGACTCCCATTAAGTTATTTATTTTAATGGTAGTTATTCCATTTATCATTAGTGTTGTGCTTATTATTTTACGGCACAATGTTGATACGTTATTATAACCATGAAAGTATCAAAAGCTGTTCAGGATTTTGCTATTGCAAATAACCTGCAAATTGTTCCAATTACTTATAGAACTTTTGGGAAATGTAGTAAAAGGAAAGGCTTTGATTTAATTGATAAGGATAGGAATATCTTTGCCAGTTTGGAACCTAGATTTTCCATGTATGTAAAGTGGTATTTACGGAATGGTAGTACCAAAAGTGGAAATAGAAACTTTTATCGAATTACGGAAACAGTATTAAATGATTTAATTTGGGGTCAATACCCATCAAAACTTAAATAATTATGGAACGTGAGCAAATTTTGGAAATGCTGGAAAAACAGTTTAAGGCTGATTATGCTGGCAATGGTTATAAGGATGATTTTACTCCAGATGGATGTATGACCGAATGTAATTTTGGAGGTAAACTTGTTATATTAGGAAATTCCGGTGAGTCTGTTTTGGTCTGGTCTGATTGGTCGGACAATGCTTTGAGTACGGAATTAACTGAATGTGAAATTGTGTATGAATTTGATTCGAATAACGATATGCCTGATACCGATGACGGAAATACTGTTGCTGGTTTCTATTTTGAAGAAACTTTTTATTCATTAGGGGACTTTATGAGAATTAATTATTAACACATTTTGGATTACTATTAGTACCCTGTCGGATTCGTTCGGCAGGGTTTTGTAGGTATAAGATATTAATCATTAAAACTTATTTAATATGAAAAAACTACAACTATTTAAGGAAAACAACGAAATTTTGGGTTCTGACGGAATAATGTACGTTGATGGCCGTTTGGCTATCCGCAACATTAAAAAAGAAGTTCAAGAACGCAACAAACGAATGGTTAACTTTCCTCACGTGATAGCAGATTCATTTGCTATTTATTTAACAAGGAGTTTTTATGGAAAACAATATGAAATTTAACAACATGGAAACAAAAACAATTAAAGATATTCAAGAAATGATTACATTTTTAAAAGAAGTGAAAACGGAACACGGAAATATTCCAATACAAAGGGAATATGATGCCACCTATTGGCTAGGTTGTGATGTGCGTATTTTAGAAAATGTAAAAAATCCAGAGAATATATTCTCAGGTAAAGAAGAAATCATCACAGTCCTGCACATTTCCTAAAATAGAATAATATGAAAACATTAACTACTTATGATGCACTGACTGAAATTTTGGATCGTAGAAAATCCAAGTATAAACAATTGGAAAAGCAATTAGATTATTTAGTTGCGCAATATGGAAAGGAATCTATTGAAGTTTATAATTTTTTAAATTCCCCATTTTTGCCCGTTTCAAGTCGGGAATAAATACAGAGTGACCGGATTCATTTCCGGTTTAATGTAACCAAAAAAATAAACAATATGAAAACAGTAGAAATTAAAATTTACAAGTTTGGTGAACTTTCCGAGGACATACAAAGCAAAGTACTAGAAAAACACCATGAAATCAATGTGGATTATGAATGGTATGAGTGTGTTTATGAAACGTTCAAAGAAGATTATAAAGATTCTGGATTCAACATTGAGAAAATCTATTTTTCCGGATTTTCTAATCAGGGGGACGGTGCTATGTTTGAATATAGCAGAATTGATGAATCTTTGCTTACTGAGTTTGTGGATTCCTTGGAATTAACACCAATGAGGAAATTGTGGTTAAAATCGCAAACAATTGTGTCCGGACGTGGAAAACATTCTGGGCATTATTACCATGAAAAAAGCTGCAACCATTCAATCAATTGGGAGTCTAACTTTTCATACAGCTACGCAATTAACTTTCATAACTGGATCGAATCTTTTGCTGCAAAATTTGAGGATTTTGTTATTGAGAAATACATGAACATGTGCAAGGAATTGTACAAAGCGTTGGAGGAAAGTTACGATTGGTTAACAAGTGATGAACAAATAAAAGAAACTATTCTTTCCAACGATTATGATTTTACAGGATGTGGAGAACTTTATTAAACACATAATATGAAAGAACTCAAAATTTTGATTAAGGCTGATGGAGGTTTTATCGGTAGATTTTCTATGAAAGTAGAACATGGGATGATCGTTTCCATTACGGAACTCACTGAGCAAACAATTACGGAAAACAAAGAATGGAATTACTTTATTTCCTATTTTAGGGAAACATGCCAAACGTTTGTTCGTTCTGCACTTGTTGAAATTTTGGATTGGTCTGATTGGTATGTTTGTACTTATAATGTAAAATATAAACCTTTTGTTCATCTTTACATTTATGAGGGTGAAATACCTGAATTTTATGGCAATTTTAACGCTTATTATAAGTAATACGTTACTTTGTGCCAGATAGCACTAATTAAGGCCGGAAATAGCGTGGAAATGGTCTAATTATACAGATAATACAGTTATTAGTTTATTAATATTTTAAAAATTACAAAAAATGGAAAAGTATAAAGGGTGTTTAAAAAGTTTTCCTGAGGAAATTGTCAACAGGATGTTGGATTATCAGGAAGAGCAAGGAAACAAAAGGGATGTTTCCGTGTTTGAGCAATCAGTAACGGCTGATTATCAATCAGGAGGATTTGATTGGGAAAGAACACAAGAAAAAGGTGATTTCTGGTGGAATGTAACTCATGCGCGATTTACTGAATATTTCGCAAAATACCAGAAAAAATCTGAATACCCTAAAGTTATGGAAGTAAGTCACGGCCAAAAAGTCCCTGAATACACAATGGATGATTTATTTGCCAAATTAGGTGAAAAGTTTATTATTAAAAAATAAAAGGCATACCGATGATGGATTTATTATCCGAAACTCCGTGACGGAGTCTATGTCAAAAATTAACTAAACATGAGTACATACATTGAATTTCCCAACGGGGATAAAGTTCACATTTACGACAGATTTGTTGGTGGTGATATTCTGTGGAAAGTTATAGAAACAGGACACGTATATTTACGTGAAAGAACTGCCATAAAACGTTCAATTCTTTCATACAGAAAAAAAGTAAATGGAACAACTACACCAAAAAGAAAAAGAGGAAAAGTATTGCATTGTAGGGGACATTCCTTTGAGATTGTGCAGCCTACTATTTTGTCAGTGTATGAAAATGGTATCCTTTATCACATGGTAGTGGAAACAGGAAAGAAGTATAGGAAAATAGATAAAGCAATGAAAAAAGCAATAGAATATGTCCAGCGCAATTCCAAATAGAGCCATCCTCAAAGATGGGAAAGTATGGTTGTTAATTGATTCAAGGGATTTATTAACAACTAAAAGAGTATGTGAATTTGTCAACTGCAAATATCATATAAATTCTGGCATGTTTGATCTTCCATTAACTTACATGAATGTAAAAACATTGATGGATCTAAAATTTGAGTTTGGAAAAACTCTTAGAGATTGGGAACGAACAACCAGACAGGAAAAAGAAAACAATTCGATCAAGTTAAAAAATATTAAAGGGTTAAATGGAACTCCCAGACCTTTCCAATATAGGGGAGTTGAGTTTATTGATGAAGTTGATGGGCGTGCTTTGATAGCAGACGATCCGGGATTAGGAAAAGCACAAACTTTAAATTCATTAATCTCTAGTCCATCAGGTTGGATTAGAATGGGTGACATTCGTGTTGGTGTTTCTATATTTACAAAAGATGGGACAATTCAAAATGTAGAAGCTGTATTTCCTCAGGGTGTAGTTCCTACTTATCGAGTAACATTTACTGATGATTCTTTTGTCGATTGTAATCTTGATCATTTATGGAGTGTAACTAATAATAATAGGAAAAGAAAGGGGCTTGGTTGGGATACGAAAACAACCAAAGAAATTATAGAATCTGGGATAACGTACAAAAGTAGTGAAAACAGAAAAGCTTCTGGAAGAAAACCACTATTAAAATGGGAAATTCCAACCTGTGAGCCTGTACAATACCCGATGAAACAATTTACCATTCCAGCCTATACAATGGGGGCTTTGATAGGTGATGGGAGTCTTAATCAAGGAACTTTGCAATTATCACTCCCAGAAGAAAAAAATGAAATCATTAGAAAGATTACAAATGAGTTACCTAATAATTTGGAAGTATTTACAGCAAAGTACGGTAATGTGTTTCATCATTCTTTGGTCAAGTCTATTGATAAGAAAAACCATAATATAGAAAATGTGTACACTGGTGAAATCCGGAGGTTAAATCTTAATATTGTTGGTGGCGATAAGTTTATTCCTATTGAGTATATGCAAGGAAGCATTAGGCAAAGAAAAAGACTATTGGCAGGATTGATGGATTCAGATGGTAGTTGCATTAAGAACAGGACAGTATTTCATACAAGTTCAAAACAATTAACGATTGATATTAAAGAATTGGTTGAATCACTTGGAGGGATTGCATTAGTTCATTCTTATGATAGAACAAAGGAAAATAAAGGTATTGAGTACCAAGTAAACATCCGAACTTTGTTTAATCCCTTTTTTCTATCTTATAAAAAGAATAGCTGGTTTCCAAGAACTGTATTCCTACCAACACGACGTATTAAAAGCATTGAATATGTTGGTGAAGAGGAACAGCAGTGCATTAGGGTATCATCCCCTGATCATTTGTACATCACTAATTCGTACATTGTGACACACAATACCATTCAGGCAATTACTTGGTGTCAACTTCATATAAAGGAACGTCCGGTATTAGTCATTTGTCCTAGTTCTGTTAAAATATCATGGCAGCGTATGGCTGACGAATGGATGGACGTTGTTAACGTTCAGATTTTGGAAGGTAGAACACCTTATGAAATTACTGGCGATTTTGTCATTATTAATTATGACATTTTGAACTACTGGGTAAATGATTTGAAAGTTTACGGATTTAAAGTTCTTATTGCTGATGAAGCGCATTATATTAGGAATAGCACATCCAAACGCACAAAAGCATTTAAACAGATTGCCAGATACTTTGAAAAGATTATAGCAATGACCGGAACGCCTATTGAAAACTATCCGGTTGAAATATTTAATATTGTCAATATTTTGAACCCTAAAATATTTCCAAACTATTATGATTTTACAAAGCGTTTCTGCGATGCAAAAAATGATGGTTTTAGTAGAAATATTAAAGGTGTAAGTAATCCTGAAGAGTTGTATCGAATACTAACTAAAACGGTGATGATTAGGAGAAAGAAAAGTGAAGTGCTTACTGATCTGCCTCCTAAAAACATTTGTGTACTACCTTTGGAAATTACTAATCGGAAAGAGTATAGAACGGCTGAATTAAAGTTCATTGAATATCTTTCCACTAAATTTCATACTGATTTGGGAAAAGATGGAATAGAAAAAGAATTAAAAGCGTATGCAAAACTTCACGATATTGAAATAAGTGATGATTTGGATAGTGATGATTTGGCTGTCTTACACGATACTAAAATTGAAAAAGCAAAAGCTGCTCCAGTATTGGTTCAAATGGGGATCCTAAAACAACTGGCGGTCAAAGGTAAAATGAAAGCTATGATTGAATGGATTACGGACTTTTTAGAAAGTGGTGAAAAATTGGTTGTGTTTACATTAAACAGATTTGTAATTACGGAACTATTAAAAGAATTTCCTGATGCTGTAAGCTATGAAGGGAAAACAAGCAAAAAAAATAGACAATTAGCAATTGATAGTTTCCAAACTGATGAAAGTTGTAAATTGTTTATTTCTAATATAGATGCAGGGGGAATTGGGATAACTTTGACGGCTGCATCTAATGTACTTATGACACAATATCCTTGGACACCGGGAAAATTTGGACAAGCCCCAGACAGGCTTCACAGGATGACACAAATAAAACAGGTTACTGTTTGGAATGCTGTTGGTGCGAACACCATTGAGGAAAAGATAATTAAAGTTCTTGCTTTAAAGGAACAAATCATCACGGATGTATTGGATGGTGGCAAACATGACACCAGTTCAATTGCTAGTGAAATTATAAAAATGTATAAAATTAAATAGGTATGAAAACAAAAGCAAAAGAAATAACATACCGTCCACAAAAGAACGGTTTCCCGTACAAACTGTTAAAGTATTTGTACGATCATGGAAAGAGTGCTGGGACTGATGCTCAGCGTGATATTGGATTGAATAAGTGGGCAGATGCAAAAGGTTCTATTTATTTTGATAGGGCCTCCACAAACTTTGATATGACTGCAAAAAATTTGCAGGATAAAGGACTTATCACTTGCTTACCTGACGATTTCTATGAAATTACGAATGGTGGCAAAGTTTTCATTGAATCTTACAATGTTAGGTGATGGAAGAGAATTATGAAGATGTGATGCTCAAAGAGTTTGAAGAACTATTTATCAAATTTCTTTGTAATGAAGGTGCTTACTTTCAATACATGCGCGAATCACAAAAACACGAATCACAAAAATACAAAAGTTACTCCGATTACGGAGAAGGTATTCAAGGTTTTATTAAATACCGTGTATTTCATGATAATAAACCAATTATGATTGCCTTCATAACTATTGTAGAAAGTTCTTTTCCGTGGTTCACAAGTGGGGATGGGAATATGTATTGGTTAAAAGTTAGTGATCGTTATAAAACATGGTTTAAAGAAACTGAATTTTATCATAAGTATAATAAACAGTATAGTCAAACAAATATTAAACTTTAAATTTTAAAACTATGTATGCAAAACAATTGGAAACCTTATTAGGTTTCATGTTCACACAAAATCTACCTGTTCTTGTTAAAGGTAGTCCGGGAATTGGTAAAAGTGATATTGTGGCTCAGGCTGCAAAGTCATTAGGTTGGGAACTTATCATATCCCATCCGGTAGTTGCTGACCCGACAGATTATAAAGGTCTTCCCTTTGTAGTTGGTGGAAATGCTGAGTTCTTACCGTTCGGTGATTTGAGAAAATTGCTGGATACAAAAACCCCATTAATCTATTTCCTTGATGATTTGGGCCAAGCTACTCCGGCAGTTCAGTCTGCGGTGATGCAATTACTTTTGGCCAGACAGATCAATGGTCACAAAATTTCACCGGAGGTTAGGTTTGTAGCAGCAACCAACGGACGGGCGGACAAAGCGAACGTTTCAGGCATATTAGAGCCTGTTAAAAGCCGTTTTGCTTCTATTGTAGAACTGGAGGTAAAAACAAGTGATTGGATTGAATGGGCATGGAAAAACGGTATGCCGCACGAATTAACTTCTTTCATTGAGTTCAAACCTGATTTGTTGAACCAATTCAAAGCAACAAGGGATATCGAAAATTCACCGTCCCCACGTACTGTTGCATTTGTTGGAAAAATGGTAAACGCTGGAATGCCGTCAGGTATGGAGTATGAAATTATTAAAGGTGCTGCCGGAGAAGGATTTGCAACTGAATATTTGACGTTTGTTAAATGCTACATGGAACTTCCAACGGTTTCAGAAATTCTTAAAGATCCTAAAGGTGCAAGGCTTCCAGCTTCAATCGGTGCTAAGTATGCTATTACAGGAGCATTGACGGATGCTGCTGAACCTGCAAACATGGGATTCATCATTACCTATTTGCAAAGATTGGGAAATGAACTAACTGTGTCAGCATTGAGAAGCTGTGCATTAAGGAAACCGGCAGTGTCTTCAACACCTTCATTTATTAATTGGGCGATAAAAAACAGTTCATTATTCGTATAGTCATGAAAAAGAAAGATAACGATATTTTCATACTTCAGGAAAGTATTGGGGAGTATAAAAAAGGAAAAAAGTTTTCTTCATTTGGGGGGTTAGTTTCAGGCGTTAACATTACTGGTGGGGAAAAACCTACATTGATTTATTTTAACAACCCTAAGTATTTTAAATTACAAAAGTAGATGATGAAAACACAAAAGTTGCTGGAAAAGGCAAGGATAGGTATCATTTTAAATGAGCCTTTCTTTGCCGCAGCTTCCCTTCAAATGGAGTATGTTGAAAATACTTCGATTGAAACCGGACGCACCAATGGAAAAACCATTGAGTACAACCCTGATTTTTTCATCGCTTTGCCACCTGAAGAAAGAAAAGGTTTCATTATACACGAACTGTTTCACATTTTATTACTTCATCCTTTGCGATGTGAAGGAAGAGATTTGAAAAAATGGAACGTGGCCTGCGATTACGTGGTAAATCAGTACGTGAAAGAAGCTGGACTTACCATTCCTAAAGGTGGTTTGTATGATTACAGACTTTCAGGAAAGTCAGTAGAAGAAATTTATAATCTGCTACCTGATAACAATGAAGAGAATGAAAAAGCCAGCGGTTTTGGTATGGTTGCTCCACCGCCAGAAGGTGAGGACGTAAAGCAAATGGAACAGGAAGCAAAACAAATGCTTGTAGAAGCTGTTAACGCTGCAAAGCAAGCAGGAAAAGATGCTAGGTCATTGAAAGAACTTATTAGTGATTTGCTTGAACCTAAGTATGATTGGAAAGAATTATTGTATCGGTTTATTTCGGAAGTAGTCAAAAATGATTACGCATGGTATAGGCCAAATCCAAGATTTATTCCTTCTGGGTTGTACCTTCCAATACTTGAATCATTAGAGGTTGGAAAAGTTGTGTTTGCAATAGACACATCCGGATCGGTTGATTGTGGTTTGCTTGCTGAAATTGTTGCTGAAATAAAAGAAGCAATGTCATTGTTTTCTGTGCCTATTACGGTTATTCATTGTGATACTAAGGTTCAGAAAGTAGAAGAATTACATGAGGATGATACGATTGAACCTGTGGGCAGGGGCGGTACACGTTTCCAACCTGTATTTGATTACGTTAATGAACACTTAGATGATGCAAAAGCCATTATCTATTTTACTGACGGTGATGCATCCGACACGTACACAGAACCTGATTGTCCTGTATTGTGGATGATATATGATAACAATCGTTTTACATGCGATTTTGGTGAAATTATTAAAGTTCAAAGAAACAGAAATCATGGAAACAACAGATATTAAAATTAAATTCAAAGGGATTGATTCATGGAATCGATCTGTTTTTGTAGGACAAGAGCCAGAAAGGTACAAAAGTTCATATTTTGGGAGTGTTGATACTTTATTTCCTGATAAAACAATAGCCCCAAATAACACTGTTGAGGAAATCGTCAGCTATTTTAAGGAAAATGTCAAAGAACTCCAATATTTCGGACAGAAATTTGATTGTGAGCCTATGGGCGGTTTAGCAAGTCATGTAAAATTAATTATCACGGATTAAAACTAAAAACAAATATCATGGATAGTTTAAAAGAAAAAGTAATGATTGTCAACCTTACCATTTCACAATGGGGTGCAAGGAAATATGACAAGACGGCCACTAAAGAAGTGGAAGTAAATCACCAAGCCAAAGAAGCTGGAAGGTTCAACAAGATCCTGATTCAATCGGAAACACTCACAAAAGTTTCCAAAGTGGCTGGCAAACTACGCCAGTACCATTATGATTCAACCCTTCCGTGGGGTGACAATGGTGACAGAATCCTTCCGGTTGAGAAATACTTTCAATATGTCATGGACGTAGGTGTTATCAAAATGGAATTCAGTGGCCTGATCGAAACGTTCATCCAAGAGTACGAAGCAGAAAAAGAATCGTCCAAAAAACGTCTAAATTCTTTGTACAAAGAAACGGATTACCCTGCATCGGAAAGCATTGCAAAGAAATTTGATATTTCAGTTTCTTTCATGCCTATTGCTGACGGAAACGATCTTCGTGTAAATATGTCTGAAAACGTGATCAATTCTTTGAAAAGTCAAATTACAAAAGAATTGGAAAGCCGAGTAAGTAATGCCACGGAAGATTTGCTGCAACGCCTGAGGGATGCCGTGTCCAGAATGGTTGAAACTTTGTCTGACCCTTCTAAAATATTTCGTGACACTTTGGTGGGCAACATTCAATCATTAACTGAACATTTGCCGTTGATGAACTTCAACAATGATCAACGTGTTACCGATGCTGTATTATACGCAAAAGGTTTATGTGTCAATCCGGAAGACTTGCGGAGGAGCAAACGCTTCAAACGTGAAATATTAGCTAAGGCAAAACAAGTACTATCCACAATTTAAAACAAATGAATATGACAACAAGAGAAAGAATGATCAATCACATTCACAGTATGAACATCGCACTGACAGTAGAATGGCTGGAGCAGCAAGAAGATGAAATTTTGTTGGCTAACTGCCATCCAACTGATCGGGAAAAATATGCATCCGATTTAAAGTACGTCCAAGAAACAAAAAGAAAAAGGAAATAGTGGAGTCAAATGACAAGGAAGAATTGTCAAGAATGTTTTATGAGTTGCTTGTGAATAACGGAGTTTTATTTCAGTATATGAAATACTGTGATTTAGTTTGGGTTATGCGAGCAACTCATGAAACTTCGTGGATCGCTAGAGTACATGGAATGGATACGAAAGAAGGCGAAAACTTCTGGAAAGCTATCAATTTATTATGGCACAGGAAACTAGATTTGTACTACGAAAACAAACAACTAAGGAAATAGATTATGGACATTATAAGATTATATGATGATTTTAATGTTGATTACGCAACTGAAGGCGAGCGCCATACTAGAATTGGCTGGGTAAATACGCCCTGTTGCCACTGTTCAGGAAATGAAGGTTATCATTTGGGTTACAATTTGTCGGATGATTACTATAACTGTTTCCGGTGTGGATTTCATGGAACGGTGCAAACAGTAGCTAGTTTATTAAGCGTTTCCACGCATGAATCAGCCAATATTTTACAAAGGTATGGTATTAACCTAACCTATGCCAAAAAAGCCCCAGAATCGAAAGGAAAGCCCCTAATTTTGCCCTCTGGCCTGTCTGGTTTAACCCCGCAGCACAAAAAGTACTTAAAAGGTCGGGGTTACGATCCTGAACTGCTGGAAAAGAAGTGGGGATTGAAATCTACCGGCCCAATGAGCAACGTAGCAGGTTCTCCATACAAACACCGTATTTTCATCCCTTATATGTGGAATGGTCAATTGGTGACATTTGACACTAGGGATGTAACGGGCAAAGCTGAGGAAAAATATAAGGCTTGCCCGAAAGCTAGGGAAATACTTGAAAGAAAAAAGATATTGTACGGAAATCAGGATGCATGGGATGGCACAGGTATTTGTGTGGAAGGGGCTCCGGATGTATGGAGGTTTGGTGATGTTTCTTTTGCCACATCCGGAACTTCTTTCACACAAGATCAAGTCCGGTTAATTTCCAGAATGTTTAAAACTGTGTACATTGTGTATGATAGCAAGTCCAATACGTCTAAGGAATTGTCTGCTCAAAAACATGCACGTGAACTTAGATCGGAGTTGCGTATTAGGAGAGTTAAGGCAGAAATTGTTTCCTTAGAAAAAGGAGATCCGGGGGAACTTTCGCAAGCAGAAGCAAACACGTTTGTAAAAATGCTAATGTGATGAAAAATAATAAAAAACACATCACGAAACTGTTCTATAAATTTCTTGTGGATAACGGTGTGATGTTTCAGGTTATTGCAGCCATAGATCAAACAAAACACAAGACTTTGGAAGAGCATTGTAAAAGATGTGAAGTGACAAACTACACCAGATATATTTATGCCTACACAAACAGTGATGCATTAAAAATATCTGAATGGAATGACTTGGATAAAAAATGGGTAAAATATATCACAAACTATTTAAACAACAAAAATGAAAATGAAAGAAATTAGAAAGAAAGTAAAAAGAGCAAATGATTTGATGAAAGAACATTCTCTTTTAGACAGTACATTAAAAGCTATCATTCGTATTCAGGAAGAACACCCTGAACAACGTGATGAATTATCAATTGACGAAAAGTATTTCCAAAATGTTACAAGAACTATAAAACGAGTAGAATCCGAGTTGTCAGATTTATTTAAGTAAATGATTACGAGATGATTAGGTTTTATAAAATACATTTTGTATCTTTGTAATTGCATAAAAGCCATGCACTATTTAGCAGGAGATCATGGTTTTTAGTTTTGAAGTTAAGTTTGACTAAATGAGGTTGTGGATGTTCCTTTCTGCTAAGAGGACTCCACAACCTTTATTTTTACCTCAAAAAGTACAATTGTGGAAAAACAAAACGGTGGTGTATTAATGGAAACATCAGATTTCCCATTAACAGTATATGCAAAAACATGCCATGAAATATACCAATCTGAAAATAGTTCAGACGTGATGGCGTTGTATATATCTTATTGTGCTATTTCATTTTGGAAAAAAGAAACAGTATCCGCAAAATCAATGTGTTCCATGCTTAAAATGAGTAAAGTTCGTTTCATGAAAGCTAGAAAAGAACTTGAAAGATTAGGGTTAATTGACCTATCAATCAAAGGGGAGATATTTATCAACTTAATATCACCACAAAATGAAAAATGAAACGCACCAATTAAGGCAAGATAATAAACTTATCACCATGCCCATATCTATAACGACATACGAACGTATTTTAAAATTAAAGAATAAAGAATCTGCTCTTTTGCTATATATGGAATATTGCAGCATTGCTTTGTGGCAGGAGGATATTCAGATTTGGGCAACTACTGGTTTTATGTGTAAACGGATTCCAATGACCGAACGTAAGCTAACTAAGGCCAAAAAATCATTAATTGAGTTGGGTTTAATTCAGGAAATTCGCAAAAGAAATGCACAAAATACTGGCTTTGGAAAGACCTATATCAAGGTCAACTTTGTAGCAAATAAAGGGGAAGGACGTACTCCTGCATTTTGTACGGAGTACGAATGTACTGAGTACGAACCGCAGGACAAGTGCGTTATAACTAAAGACAATGCGAACACCAGAACTAAAAACAACTTAAAAAACTTTAAAAATATTTTTGCCCAAAATGATGAAATTTTAAATGAGAACGATATGAAAATAACACCCAAAACAACCAATGAAATTATTCTTTTGGAAGAAATTGAAAGATTAAAAAAACAAAACACCCAATTACTTTCCAAATTGGAAGAGTTCCAACCAAAACAACTATCATTGTTTAAATCAGACGAATTAGTACAACCAAAGCATTTTGAAATATTCTACCGGCTATACCCACGCAAGGCTGCCAAAGGAAAGGCATTTTTAGCGTGGGGAAACCTATGTACTCAGAAAAGTAAGACAAACATACGTCCGACATGGAAAAGTGTTAGGAAAGCCCTTATCCTTCAAAAGAAAACTGAACTATGGATGAAACTACCAGATGTTATACCATACCCTGCATCATGGATCAATTCAAACGGTTGGTTAAACGAACCGGATGAAATGAAAGTATTTAAGCCAACAACAAAAGAAGTTCCAAAAAAAGCTTTTGGTTTTGTTGGCAAACCTTTGAAATATTCCGAATCAATTAAAATGTAAAAATATGAAATGGTTTATCGTTTACCAAATGGCTGTTGCTAAAAAGGATTATATAATTAACACGCAGACAATAGCAATGATAGCAATTGTTAGGAGAGTGCTTGCTAATTCTAAGGAAGAAGCAATAGGAAAGTTTGTCACTAACACCAAAGACATTGAAGCTGTTGAAAAATTAGAAATTCAATGTGATGAATTATATTCGTTACGTACCATAGAATAATATGAAACGAACACGTGGGGCAATACTTCGTACACGAGGAAAAACATATACAGAAGCAGAAGTAAAGCAAATGATTCTGGACTTCTACATTGATCGGTTCAACCCAGCAAAAGGCGGGTTCTATGAAATGATTTACAACAATACAATTCCAAGATTAGATGATTGGTTTATTCAAAATAAAAAATAACTTTAAAACTAAAACAAAATGAAAACAATTTTTAAGTATCAGTTGGTTGTGGAAGATTCACAAACAATCAAAATTCCAAAAGGCGGTGATATCTTATCGTTACAAGTTCAGCATGGTATTCCTTGTTTGTGGATACTGGTAGATACGGAACAAAAAGAAAAGGAATCAAGAGTTTTTGAAATGTATGGGACAGGGCATATTATTCATGATTATAACAAAAAGTATATTGGAACTTTCATAATACGAAAAGGTTTGTTAGTGTTTCACGTATTTGAGCGAATTGAGTCATGAAAACATCTGCTCAATGGGTTCAGGAAAAAGATGTCTTTAGACTGACCATAACCGAAATGATAAAACGTGTACAACAGGATGCCTATAATTGTGCTTTGACTGACGTAAACAAAAATGTGAAACTGAACGTCAACGGAAAAGCAAAAGGGAAACATGAACAAGTATATTCTCCAAGCAAGGGGGTAACTAACATCACAATTGACGAACAATCTATTTTAGGATTGTGGAAAGATGAATAGAATCTGGCTTCCAGAATACCATAGCTTTGACATTTGTTCATCCTGTGGAAATAGAATGTTTGGACAGTCTTTTCGGGTATGGATATATCCATACCCTGAAGATACTTCTATTTTGGAAAAGACAGATAGGAAAATCTGTGGTGGGTGTAAACAAGAATTGGATAAACCTAATAAAAGAAATTATGAAAAACGTTGTTACATATATTTTAAGGGAAGAAGAAGGCGAAACTTTTCATTTAGTTTTGGCAATCAGCAAGAAACAAGATCCCGAAATAGTAATCAAGAAATTGCTGGCATTAAAAAATAACACACTGCTACAAGGTGAAAAGCCTATTTCTTTAAAATTGATTCGTCCACGGATGCAGAAGTGTATGCAGCATGATTGGGCAGTGATGGGCAATGTGTACAAGTGCTTAGATTGTGGTGTGATAGGGAAGCGAGAAAGTCCAATGCTCAAAATCAAACCTATTGACAAGGACAAAAAGTATAGGGATTGTAGCTGGAAATGTAAATTTTAAAATTAAATAATATGGAAAAAGGACAAGCAACAACTAAATTTAAACTATATCTTAATTCGATTATACACAAAATCCCAGAAGATATTCATGATGAACTTTGGAATAACTTACTTCTTGTTATTGCAGAAAATGAAATATGCAAAGAAGAATTGAAGGTAACTGATTTATTATTAGAGGAACGACAACGTGTACTTGATGCAATTCCGGAATGCCCTTCTCATGGAAGTTGTGTTCCTCATGCGATTGAATGGATTGAAGAAATGAAAAATAAAAATGAGAACAGAAAAGAATTGGAATAGCATCAAGTGGAAATACCTTCCAAAGTTTCCACTACGGGTACAGAAAGACCTTCAGCAGTTTGAAAGTCCAAAAACTACAATGGTTGAGGATAGTCTTTTCATATTTGGTGAAGTTAGAACTGGTAAAACTATTCTGGCTGCACAATATATGATGAACGAACTGAAAGACATTTATCTAAATGCTTATCCGGACAAGCACAACAAGACTATTTTTGTAAGCTTTCCGGATATGCTTGCAAATATCAAAAAAACATTCAATTCACCTAATCGAACTGAGGATGTGATGAACGTGTATATGAACGCTCACATGCTTGTACTTGATGATTTTATTACTACAAGGCCAACTGATTGGGTGATTGAAATCATTTACCATTTGATTAACTATCGTTACGAGAATATGAAAAAAACTATCATTACCAGTAATTTTAGTTTAGATCAACTGGAAAATATTTTGCAGGATCAGCGGATTACAAGTCGTATCGAAAGAAGTTATATCAAAATAGAAAAACAGCCTTATGAAACCAAATAATGAAAAAGAAGTAAAAGAAGCTATTTTAAAAGAAGTCAATAAAATAGGAGAAGCTGAATACAAAAAAGCTAAAATTAGTCTTGGTTTTAGTTTTTGGTGGGTTGGTGGATTTGTTGCAGGGTATTTGTATCGTGTCACAGAAGTAATGAAACAACAAAATGGCAAATAGTAAACCAAAAGACGTTCCGTTCACAAAAATAGAAAAGGCTCATGTTTATCGCACCCTTACTGATGCTTTGATTTTTAATGCGTTTAATGTTGATGTGACGCAAGAATATGAAGAGCAACAATTTAGAGCTACATGCGATGTTTCTTTGTCATTACAAGGGGTGGTGACTTATGTCGAGGCTAAGCAGTTGCATGAAATAATGATTGATAATGAACGTGTTAGTTTTGATATAGTCATAAAAAGAACGGATGTTATTGCGATTTTGAAATACGGTCAGTTCATTAAAATGAAAGGGAGTGGCCTTATTTCTGATATTAGTGTTAATATTGATTTTTGGACAATAGTAATTCGAGTGAACGGAAATATAAACATAGGATGATTGAAAGAAAAATATTGATAGGGTGTATAACATCCACAGAATTTTTAACTGAGGTTGAAAGTGAGTGGAACCCTATGTACATGGAAAACCGTGTGGGTAGGGTAGTGAGTGACTGGTGCTGGGAATACTTCAAGAAGTATGGAAAAGCACCAATGCAGGAAATAGAAACTATTTACCTGACTAAGCTAAAGAAAGGAATAGACAAAGAGTTAGCCAACGAAATAGCTGATGAATTTCTACCTACATTAAGCGAGGAGTATGAAAAGGAAAGAAACTCAACACACCTGATCGAAAAGGCAAGAGATTTTTTCATAGAACGACAACTCCAGATACATGTAGAATCTTTGGAGGTTTTACTAGACAAAGGTAAAATAGACGAAGCTAAAAAACTTCATCAGGATTTTACCCTAATCGAAAAAATACCTGTCAAGGGTTTAGACCTTAGTTCTCCTGAAGCATTGATAAAAGTTCGTGAAGCATTTAATGAAAACTTTCAAAATGTTGTCAAATTTCCCGGTGCATTAGGTGATTTTATAAATGATGATCTTGTTCGTGGTGGCCTGTTGGGTATTCAAGCCCCAGAAAAACGTGGAAAAACTTTTTTACTTTTAGAGTTTATGATGCAAGCCTACATACAAAAAAGAAAGGTTGCATTTTTCCAAGCAGGGGATATGACCGAACTTCAGCAAATCATGCGAATTGCCATATATTTAACAAGCACATCTAACAAGGAAAAATATTGTGGTGTCCAATACATACCTGTTCAAGACTGCATCAAGAACCAAAAAGATGTATGCAATAGAAAAATAAGAGAATGTGATTTTGGTTTATTTGGTGAAGAAATTGATACAAGAGAAGATATCACCAAAGATGAATTGATCGAAGCGTATGAAAGTAACCCCGATTACAAAGCTTGTCATAATTGCAAAGACTGGCTAAAAAACAAGTGGGGCACTCCGTGGCTTAAAAAGATTGAAGCTAAAAAACCATTGACCGAAAAGAAAGCATTGGTAGCGTGGCAAAAATTCTTCTCAGGAAATGAATCAATCAAACTTATATCATTTCCAACGGGTACGCTGTCAACCAAAATCATAGACGATACTTTGGCTGGTTGGAAAAAAGAAGGTTTTGAACCTGACTTAAATTTAGTTGATTATGGTGATATTGTGGAGTCTGACATCAAAGGTGAATTTAGACACATGGAAAATGATAAATGGAAAAAGTTTCGTGGTATGTCACAAAAAACTAATTCATTATTTATTGTAC